ATCACAGCAAATGGGTTCCCTTTTGCGTGGTTCTGTGGATAGTGAATCTGTTGTTGGAGAGAAGGCATTTTTCGACCAGGTTGGCAAAGCAGCTGCGGCACAGCGTACTTCACGCCATGCGGATACCCCATTAATGGATACACCGCATAGCCGAAGAATGGTTACATTAGCAGATTACGAATGGGCTGATCTTATTGACGATCAGGACAAAGTAAGAATGTTAGCAGACCCGACTTCAACTTACGCTAGAGCAGCAGCGGCCGCTATGGGTAGGCAAATGGATGATACAATCATCGCAGCCGCCAATGGCACAGCTTATACTGGCTCAACTGGTTCAACATCAACCGCTCTACCGTCCGGGCAAAAGATCGCTCACGGTTCTGGTGGTTTGACAGTTGCCAAATTAGTTAGCGCTAAGAAAATTCTTGACGCTAATACAATCGATCCGTCTATTCCGAGATATATTGCGGTATCACCTGAACAAATTGAAGATCTGTTAAATATTACAACAGTAACTTCTGCTGATTACAATACTGTAAAAGCACTTGTTCAAGGTGATATAGACACATTTTGTGGGTTCAAATTTATTACTACTACTCGCCTAACAGACGATGGCACTTCTCGCCTTTGTCTTGCTTGGGCTGAAGATGGTCTTAAATTAGGACTTGGTAAAGATGTTTCTGCAAATATTACGGAACGTGCGGACAAAAGCTACAGCACACAAGTTTACTATTGCATGTCTATTGGGGCAACCCGCATGGAAGAAGAAAAAGTTGTGCAAATAGCTTGTAACGAGTAAGGGAGGATTAGAAAATGGGTACAGTTTATTCAACTCAACGAACTAATACTAGAGCTAATCCTGCTGTGATGAACAAAGCTAATGAGTTAGGCGGCCGTTTGCGTGTCGCTTGGGGGCAGTATGAGGCCTCCTCTCTTTCAGCTGATGAAATAATCGAAATGTTTATTTTGCCAGATGGAGCGAGAATAATACATGGGTACTTAGCCCATGACGCATTAGGTTCATCTACAACTTTGTCCGTAGGTCATGCTGCATATAAAAATGCAGACGGGACTACAGTAGCATTAGACGCAGACGAATTTAAAGCAGCTGCAGCATCAACTTCTGCACAGAAGGTTGATATTTGCAATACATTAGCTTTAGGTTCTGGAACAGAAATCGATGCCGATGAAGATGGTTACACCGTAACCGCGACATTAGCAGGCGCAGCTGGTACTGGAACTATAGAGGTAACTATGTTTTATGTTGTCGATTAACAATAATTGGGAGAGCAAGCGTTATGCTGCTCTCCCTTTTACTTAGGAAAAAATCATGGCTTCAGACGTTGATATAGCAAATAGCGCATTAAATAATTTAGGCGCATCTAACATTAATTCTTTAACAGAAGATAGTGTTGCTGCCCGTATCTGTAACCAACGCTATGAGTTTGTTCGCGATGCTGTCTTTAGAGCGCATCCTTGGAACTGCTTAGTAAAAAGAACTTCATTAGCACAAAACAGCACAGCACCTGCTTGGCAATATACTTATGCTTTTAATTTACCAACAGATCCTTATTGTTTGCGTGTTTTACGAGTAGAAGATTTAGATACAGATTATAAAGTAGAAGGAAGAACAATAGCTTCCGATAATTCTACAATGAAAATAAAATATATTGGTCGTATTACCGATCCAAACGAATATGATATGTTATTAATTGAAACAATAGCGGCACGGTTAGCGGCTGATATTGCGTATGCGGTTACAAACAATAACGCATTAACAGCAACAATGTGGGAGTTATATAATCAAAAATTAAGTGAATCACGATTTGTTGATGCCACCGAAGGGATGCCGGGTGTCGAAGGAGTTGACCAAGGTGTTATTCATTCTGATACTTTTATTAATTCGAGGTTCTAATGCGAGCCACCACCTCTTTTACAAATTTCACTTCTGGCGAAATAAGTGATTTATTAGATGGTCGTACCGATTTAACACGGTACACTAATGCTGCAAAAAGTTTAACGAACTTTGTTGTGCATCCTGCGGGTGGTGCAGCTAGACGCCCTGGTACAAAATTTACACACGAAATAAAATCAAGTGCGGCTGCGGTAAGATTAGTACCGTTTGAATTTAATACGACTACAGCTAATACCTATATATTAGAATTTGGTAATTTATATTTTAGAGTATTTAGAGATGGCGGTATTGTTACCGAAGCCACAAAAACTATTTCTGGTATAACACAAGCTAATCCAGCAGTTGTTACGGCTAATAGTCATGGGTATTCTAATGATGACCATGTTATTATTAATAGCGTAGTAGGCATGACAGAAGTTAACGGTAAGACTTTTGTTGTAAAAAACAAAACAACAAATACTTTTCAAATACAAGACGTAGATGGCAATAATATTAATTCTACAAGTTATACAGCATATTCTTCTGCGGGTACTTCTGCAAAGATATTTCAAGTAACAACAACTTATACTACAGCCCAAGTAGCGGATTTAAAGTTTACACAATCAGCGGATGTTATGTATTTAACACACGTTGACCATGCACCAAGAAAATTAACACGAACAGCCCATACAACCTGGACATTAAGCATACCAGCGTTTGTTAATGGCCCTTATTTAGATGAAAATGCCACCACGACAACATTAACAGCTAATGCACGAAGTGGTAGCAGCTGTACGATTACAGCATCTACTAGCACTTTTGCCAGTACCGATGTTGGGCGATTAATTAAAATATATGAGGGGTATGCAAAGATAACTTCGTACACCAATGCGACAACGGTGGTAACGACAGTACAAACAGATGAAATAGGCGCAGCAGAATTATTGCCAACTTATGCGTCAAACACTATTAGTTTTGTGGAAGGCGATCCCGATAGTACAGGAAAATCGCATAATGACTTTATTAGAGATAGCGATAAACAGTTTATAGAACAGGGTTTTGTCGAGAATATGACAATTACGGTGTCAGGAGCATCGAACAGCGCTAATAATACCGATTATGAAATTGTTAAAGTAACATCGGATGAAATTACTCTTGTCCCTGTTGATGATGTTGTGAATGAATCGGCAAGTGCTACTATAACTATTGTAGGAAAACTTATTGCTACGAAAGATTGGTCATTAGGAGCCTTTAGTGAAACAACGGGGTACCCAAGAGCGTGTGCGTTTTATGAACAAAGATTAGTGTTTGCTGGAACATCCACACAACCCCAATCGTTATACTTTAGTGTAGCGGGTGATTTTGAGAATTTTACCGAAGGCGATACAGACGCTAGTGCATTAAATTACACTATTGGTTCTAACCAAGTTAATCGTATTGTCTATTTAGCTAGTGCCAGTTCTTTATTAGTAGGAACAACAGGCGGTGAGTTTGTGGTGCGAGCCTCTGGAACGGATGAGCCGTTAAATCCAGAAAATGCACAAGTTAAAAAACAAGCCAGTTATGGTAGCGCTGATACACAGCCTGCTCAAATAGGTGGATATACATTATTTGTGCAACGGGCTAAACGTAAGATTAGAGAACTGCATTATGTGTATGATACCGATAGTTACCAAGCAACAGATTTAACTATATTAGCTGACCACGTTACAGAGAATGGTATTGTTGAGTTAGCCTACCAACAAGAACCAGACAGCGTTGTATGGGCTGTAACAGGCGATGGTAGGTTGTTAGGGTTAACGTATCGTAGAGAAGAAAATGTAGTAGCCTGGCATCAACATAAATTAGGCGGTACATGGGTAGATGGTAGCACTACTTACGATTATGGGTTTGTAGAAAACATTGCATCTATTCCTGGGGAACTTAACCAAGACAATTTATACATGGTTGTAAAACGTACTATTAATAGTGTAACCAGACGATTTGTAGAATATTTATCATTATCGGATTTTGGTTCAGACGTTACCGATGCTTTTTTTGTCGATAGCGGATTGACCTATTCTGGTTCTAGTGCATCAACAATAAGCGGTTTAGATCATTTAGTTGGCCAAACCGTTTCTGTTTTAGAAGAAGGATCAGCGCATCCTACAAAAACTGTAGCATCTGGCGCTATAACATTAGACCGGGCTACTACTAAAGCGCATGTAGGATTAGGATATACGTCTACATTAAAAACACCACGCATGGAAGTGCCATTGGCAACAGGCACAATACAAGGTAAGATTAAAAAGATTTATAATGTAACGGTAAGATTTTTTAGAACTGTTGGTGCTTCTGTTGGTACCAGTAGTGATAATTTAGACACAATACCATTTAGAGACAGTTCGGATGCAATGGATACTGCGGTGCCATTATATACGGGCGATAAAACGATTGAAGCGCAACCTAAGTGGGATACAGAAGGCAGTATTATTGTTGAACAATCACAGCCACTACCTATGACGGTTGTTAGTATATACGCTTCTGTAGATATACAAGATAAATGAAGATTGTTCCGTTTATTGCTGAACATGCCGAAGATATAATACATAACAAAAAGTTATCAATAGGCACATTATATCCTAAGCATGAATGGAAAGAACACATACAAAAAGTTTCTCATTATGACGCATGGACAGGCTTAGACAATGGACACATTGTAGGCTGTGCCGGGATAATACCGTTATGGGAAGGTGTTGGCGAAACGTGGTTTATTGGTGCAGATCGCATACAAAAACATACATTAAGCGCTGTACGATTTGTAAAACAAGTCTTTAAAGAAAAACAAGATCAAGGCGAATATGTACGATTGCACGCTAATGTTCGTGCTAATTGGCCTGAAGCCATTAAGTTTGCCAAACTGGTTGGTTTTACAAAAGAAGGTTATATGAAAAAGTATGGCCCTGACGGGTTAGACTATTACGTTATGGGAAGGATTAAATAATGGCTGTAGCACAAGGGTTAATGTTAGCAGGTACGGCTGTTTCTGCTGTAGGATCGTTAAAAGCAGGTAAAGGCGCTCAACGTGCTGCAGAATTTAATGCTCAAGTTGCTGAAC